CAAACAGAGAGTAGCTTCTTTAGATCGGTGTATAGCCCAGAAGAAGGTTTCTATCTTCTAACGTTTGTTGGTCAGGATATTACGTATTGCTTTGACGTTCGCGGCACAACAGAAAATGGTTCGTACCGTGTAACACGCTGGGTATCTACAGGATTTACTTCGTATGCCAGAAAAGAAAATGGCGATCTACTGATTGGCACATCTAACGGGATTAGCGAGTACACAGGTTATACCGACAATGCTACGCCGTACCGATTTAAGTATTACAGCCCAAGCCTAACGTTTGGCGATAGCTCACGAATTAAGATCCTTAAAAAACTAAAGCCAACACTAGTAGGCGCAAACAATGCCACGGTGTTTTTGAAGTGGGCGTATGACTTTAAAGGTACGTACTCAACGGCTGAGTTTACGGTAGGTGATCAGATAACAGGATTCTTTGGCGAAAGTGAGTATACAACGGTTGAGTTCACTGGCGGCGCACTAACCAACCAAAGAAGTCTTAATGCAACGGGCTACGGCACTAGTGTTGTTGTGGGTTTAGAAGCGGATATTGATGGCTCTCAGCTATCACTACAAGAAATTAACGTAATGGCTTTGATAGGAAAGCTACTTTAACGGGAGCAAACAATGGACGACGATATTTTTAACGAAGACGAGTTTGATTTTGAAACCGGCCAGTTTATTGAAGGCTCTGGTGGAGGAAACGGCTTCTTTAATTTCCTAGGAGGTCTTGCTGATTATGCAACCCAGCCCGGCGTTTTACTCCCAGGCATTCTTGGCGGCCTGCTTACGGGCGAAGCTTATGGGCGGTTAAGCGACATAGGGAAACAAGCACGAACAGGCGCAGAAGCATTAGCCGAACAGCAACTACAGCAAACGCAGTTTAGGCCGTTTACTGTAACCACTGCTACTGGCGCTGGCTTTGGCACCCGTGTTGACCCTATCACTGGCGAAGTCAAAACAACCATGGGCCTATCTCCACAAGAACAAGCAATGCAGTCACAGCTCTTAGGTGGCGCTGGCGGATTTTTTACAGGCGCCATGCAAGACCCTGCTATTCGTGAGCAAGAGCTATACGGGCAAATTAGGGCGGCTACCGAAGCTGATGAGCGCATGGAGCGTCTTGGTTTGGAAGAGCGTCTAGCGGCTCAAGGCAGACTAGGAGTGCGTACAGCGCAGTTTGGCGGCACGCCTGAGCAGTTAGCTATGGAGCGGGCGCAACAACAAGCTATGGCTCAAGCAAGGCTTGGTGCGGCACAGCAGGCACGTCAAGAGCAAATTCAGCAATCTCAGTTAGGCGGTCAGTTTTTGGGAATGGGCTACGTACCACAGCAACAACTTCTTGCGGCTACTCAGCCTTCACAGCAGTTGGCGGCGCTACAACAGCAGGCGCAGTTGCAAGGTGCTGGATTATTTGGAGAGGCTTCTATGTCTGGCTTGGAATCACAACTTATTGCAGAGCAAGCAAGAGCAAACTTGCTGGGCCAAATGGGTACGGGTTTGTTAAGCGGTGCCTTTACACCACAGCAAACATCGCCAACAGAATCAATGGTTGGCAACTTTATTAGACAGCTTGGAGGCTAACAATGGCTAAGTTTTCACAAGCATTTTTGCAGGGCATGCTACAGCCCTCCTATCAAAAAGGGTTGTTTACTGCCGCACAGCAGGCTGGGCAATTGCCGGCTCAACTAAAACAAGAGCGCCAGCAACAAGCTGAAATGCAAAGTTTTCGTACAATGAATCCTGAACAGCAATTTGACTTTCTTGAGTCAAAGGCTAAGACACCGCAAGAAATACTCAAGGTTCAAGGAATGAGAGCTGAGGCGGCACAGGTTAAAGCTAAGGCTAAAAAAGATGCGGCTGATGCAAAGTGGGAAGCATATACCAGAGGCAAAACTTTAGAAGAAGACAACAACAACAAATTTGTTGATGGTGCATCTTTAGCCGCTGTAGATAGTGGTGATATTAATGCTTACATAGCCCAGCTTCCGCCTAAAGTTCCTGATTCAATAAAAGAAAGAATTAGGCAAGAGGCTGTTGCAATACAGAAATCAAAAGAGGCCGCAGGCTTAATTGCCACAGAAAGTACATTGCCTCAAGAATACATTGACGCACTTCAAAGCAACCCAAAGCTAGTAGATAGTGCTGAGGCTAAAGAGCAATTGCGTCTCTACAACAACCCCAAAAACCGTGGAGATAAAAGACGTGCGGCCTTTGCTTTGCGCGCTTTGGTTGATTCGGAAGATAAACGAACCAGAGCTTTGTATAACTCTGACACCTACGCAAAAGATCGTGCAGGTGATGCCCTTCGATATCTTCAAAGCATGGAAAGTGAAGTGTATTTTTTTGAAAGTGAAGATCTACCAAGGATTGTTCAAAGCCTAGAAGGTGATGACCTTGTTGATTTCAAGAGAAAACTAGAGCTTGAGTATCGCAAGAATCCATCAGCTAATCCTGAGCAAGCGGCACGACAAGCATTAGACCAAATGCAAATAGAAACACCTGGAGCAGAGCTTGCGGAAGAACGCAGAGCTGAACGTGGAAGAGTTGAAGATATGCGAGAGGCCGCAATTCAAGAGTTAATGGCTGATGGCATGGATAGGATTGAGGCAGAAACAGAGCTAGCAAAACAAGAACAAGCTCGCATTGTTAAAAAACGCCAAGTAACGACAGCTGGCATAGAAGCCGTTAGAGCGGCAACTAAAGAAAGAAAATATGGGCCATCTCCTAGAGGTTAACTAAATGAGTTCTGTTGAAGAGTATCTCAAGCTACTTTCTGAAGAAGAAACGCCAGAGTTATCTGAGCCTAAAACCGGCTCTGCCGTTGATGACTACTTTAGTTATATAGAGCAAAAGCGAATAGCTCGAAATGTCGGAAATGTAAGGGCGGCGGCTCAGGGCCTTACCTTTGGTTTTGCTGATGAGCTTGAAGCGGCGGCATCTGACGAGGAGTATGAGATTGCTCTTGCAAAAATACGGGAAGAGCAACAAAGGTATAAAGAAATGAACCCTGTTTCTGCGATTGGGTTTGAATTAGCAGGCAGTGTTCCTACTGCTGTTGCAGGTGCGGCTGGCCTTAGTCGTTTAGGCGTTACGTCTGCGGCTAAACAAGGAGCTTTAGAAGGTGCGGCTTATGGCACTGGCTCTGGAGAAAACTTTGAAGAGCGTGCCGCTGGCGCTGTTGTTGGTGGCTTAAGCGGCTTAGCGTTAGGAAAGCTTATTGATGTAGCGACAACGCCATCGTCCACTGGGGGTTTAAGAACTGAAGGACATGATCTTGCTGATAACTCCTTAAAGATTGAGCCTCAACTAGCAAACAAAGACATTGAAGCGGCAAGAGCTAACGAAGTATTTGATGAGGTAGACAACCCTCAGTACACCCAAAAGCCTTTGTCAGAAGCAAAGACCGCTGGCGAGCTTTGGTCTGGTTTAACTGGCGCTGTTAAGAACTTTTACAACGACAAGGTAACTGGTGTATCAGATGAGTTGATGCGTGTTGTTAGCCCGCAAGTAGGCGCTAGATTTCAACGTGCTGATGAAGCGGCTCTTGCCACAACAAACAAAGAGCTTGATGGGCTTTCAGAGCGCCTTGTTCCTGTTGTTAAGATTATTAACGATAGTGAAAGAGCTAAGGGTGTAATACTTGATTATGCCGCAGGCAAGCTAGGTAAAACACGCAAAGACTCTCTTGTTAAATTACGTAAAGAGCTAGGTAACGATCTCAACACAGAACACATGAACGTGCTTGAGGCGTACCTTAACTATAGTTATAAGAAAAACGCTCAACTAAACAAAAAAGTATTTGGTGCCGCATTCCCAGACGAACTTACCTATCTACATACGCGCAACATTTCTAGATACAAAGAGCTAAAAGATGAAGGCATGACAGATGCTGAAATCGAAAAGATGTTTGAAGATCCGGGTATGGAGCGGCGTACTCGTGGCTCTTATCTTAGTAAAGACTCCAATGCCCCGCGCCCAGAAGATTACGACAATCCAGTTATTTCGGATATGCAACGAATCTTTAAGATGGAACGACTTGCGCAGGTGCAAGATAAGTTTGGCGTAAAGATTGACGATGTACTATCTGCTAAAAGAGCAACTCTTTCGGAGCGTGCGTTAGTTGCCTTAACTCCGCAGGAATTTTTAGATTCTTTATTTTATACGCTAACCAAGAAAGGCATCAGCAATGATGGCGCTCAGTACGCTGTAAACAAAATAACTGACACCATTATGGGTCAGGCAAAGACGCCTCACCCAGCAATACAAGCCGCAAACTCTCTGGCCTATGCAACCACGCTTGCCGGCCCTATGTCTGCAATCCTTAACATTGCCGATATTCCTTTGTTAGGCGCTAAGTATGGCGGTCGTGCCGCACTTGAAGGTTTAAAGGTTCTTAATCCCTTTAAGAAAATTCCTAGCCCAGACCTTAAAAAGATGGGCTTAAGTAATCAAACCTTTGGTGAATTCGTTAACAAAACAAATGAGCTTGCATCAAACAATCAAGGGTTTATGGCAAGCACTGCACATCAAATGCGTAAAGGCGCTGACTTTTTAATGAAAGGCTCAGGCTTTGCGGCTATGGATCAAGTAGGCAAAAAAGGTGTTATGCGTGGCGTACTTCGTAGTGCAGTTGATGACGCCAAGATAGGAAATCTGTCTGAAAACTGGGGCTTTTACTTTAATAAAACCGAACTTGATTTGATTGGGGATCAGTTAAACAAGCATGGTATGGACTGGTCTAAGTACACAGGCGATGGAGCAAAACTTGTAGAAGAGCTTTTGTTTGCCGGGCTAGGTCAACAGCAGTTAATTAGTGCGGCTGGTCGTCCTGCGGCATGGGCTAGGAACCCTAACCTTCGACCACTGTGGGCATTGCGTGGCTTCGTAGTTAAACAGCAAGCCCTCGCGTTGCGGGAAGTTATGGGCAACATCAAGGCTGGCAAGCCAGAAAAGGCGGCTCAGTTCCTTGGTCGCTACGCGGCGTATGGCGCAGGTGGGTATGCGGTAATTAATGAAGGCCGACAATTTATCTTTGGTGACGGCGAAGCTTCATTTAATGGGCTAGTTCGAGGATACGGTGACGCCTGGGCAAGTTTGTTAACAGCCAATACGCTTGGACTTAATGACTATCAATACGGTCAAATCAAGCAGAACGGGCTACTTTATACTTTTGCTCAGGGAATGATGCCGATAGCTATTGATCGTCCTTTGGATATTGGAAAGACAGTTGTTGAAGTGCTAGATAAAGAGCGACCACCACAGGCAATCGCTCAAGAATTACCAATCTTTACTCAGCCTATACGAACCGCAGAAAGAGCGGCGGGAGCTGTAGGGGCAACTACTACTCAAGGTCTTTTGCAAGAAGCACTGCGTAAACGCAATCCAGAATCTTAATCCCAACTAACAAACTCTAGCCAACCTCTTACCCCTGCCGCCCTGTCATTCTCCATACGGGCGGCTTCTGCTTTGTAATGCTTGGCTATCTCTTTGACTTCCTTGTGTGCTCGCTTGGCTAGGTCAACATCCTCTGCCTTTTCTCTAATTAACTCAAGGGCACCTTCGCCGTAGGTGTCAATATAATGACGCACGAAGTAGTCCGGGCTACTACCAAATCGTTGGTGGCATCCGTAGCAGTGAGCAAATGCGTTCATCTTGTCGTAACGAATGCCCTTCTTAGCCCGGCTAAAGTAATGAGAGCAGTGCAGTCCCGTGCTGTTTGATTCGTATTGTGTGCCACAGCCTTGGCACTTGAACTCATTACGTATACGAATGCATCTACTAAACCAATGATCTGCCGCTGTTCTTTTTAGCTTCATTGCAATTGATCCTTTAGTTGTTGAGGGAATGGTACATATACCTGCTTATGCTCTGAGAGCCACCTGATTAGCACCTCAGCGGCTTCCGAGAGTTGGATAGGGGTTAGCTTAGCTGTTGACGACTTGCCGTGCATGGCCTTTATAACAGGCTTGTACAAGGTCTCTTTAACTAGCACCTCGGTAAAAGGTATTTCAAAGTTATCACTAAACGGGTGTCGCACGTAATGGCCTGCGTCGTTCAGTTCGGTAGCTACCTGCCTAAACCATAGGTGCATTGCATTGTTCTGTCGATCACTGCGCGTAGTGTCTTT